TTCGCTGGTTCTGGTGGTGCAGGTAACAACTCCGTCTGTACTGGTGGTGGCGGAGGAGGCGGAGGCGGTGGTGTCGGCTCTGGTGCTGGTATTGGTGGTGGTGGAGGTGCTGGAAACGGATCCAACGCTGTTAAATCAGGTTTCGGTGCTTCCAGAGGACAGTCTTCATTGGTATCAGGTCAGAGTATTATTAGTGAAGGTGATGCTAGTAATGGTGGTGATGTAAATATTGGACAACAAGCAGATGGTACTGATGGTTACGTTAAAATAAGTACAGAACAAAATACTACAGAGTATGGACCAGGCGGTGGTGGCGGTGGATCAGGAGCATATATACAATTCTCAGTTACAAACATACCTACCAGTGTCAACTCAACTACATTATATGTTGGCAATGGACATGAAGCTGGTGATGGTACTATTGGATATGGTGTTACTGAATCAACTGATCCTACAACAGGAATAAGTACAACAGTTGGAATAATTGATGCATCAAGTGATGGATGTGATTATTCTAATAGTGGTACTGGTAGTGGATCCAGTGGTGGTTTTACATCACCAGATGGAGAAAAATATTTAAGATTTAAAGGTGATCCACAAATTCGTTGGGCTAGAAGTATATTAATTAATGCTAGTAATGGACATCCTGCTGGTACTGCTACAGAAAAACTAGAATTTGAAGTAATACGTGGTAACGGTAGTAATGGAGGTGAGACACCTACTGCACCATTAGAATTATATGGTAGTAATGATGGTGGTGGTAGTTACACTCAGTTAGGAACTATCTCAACTAGTGGTGGTGCTACTACATGGGAAAGTGTTCAGATTACTCTTCCTACACTCTATAGAGTTAGTAATTTATTAATTGAGATCAGGCAGTCTAGGAGTTCATCTGGTAGTCCAGATAATGATAACTATGGTATAGCAAAGATAACACAGATACATGAAGAAGGTGAAATTACAACATATACCACACAGTCAGGTAGATTGGATCTTGGTATAGAATCTATACAAGAGGTCATAGCACCACAAGGTGATCCATTAAACTCTGCTGGTATTACTGTAAACGATGGTAAATTTACTTTATCATCTGCTGTCAAGCTGGATGTGACACCTAGTTTACAACCAGAGGTTGACATTCCACTCGTTACGAGGTATCATTTAGTGAAGTACTTGATTCGAGCATACTAGATGATGTTAGGAAGTGAGGCTGGGAACATTGTAGATCCTAGTCAAATACAGGGTGAATTTCAAGATTTCATCGGTGTATATCGTAAATTTGTAAACAAACAACTATGTCTTCAAGCAATTCAAGAGTTTGAATTGTTTTCTAATGTCAATGAGCAGATTGGAGGAGTTCAAGTATCTTCTACTAAGACTAAAAAATTACAACAAGGATCAGATCAATTTCCACAGGGTAAGTTAGGAAGAAATGATGCATCATTCACATTGGATGATGTGAAGGTAGGTCTTTCCGTACATTTCTATCAGTATATAAATGCTGCATTTGAAAATTATAGACAACAGTATGATCAAATTAGTCGTGTAAACTTAGGTACTATTGGTCTTAAAATACAAAGAACACAACCTGGTGGTGGGTATCACACATGGCATTATGAAAATTCTAGTTATAAAGCAGCAAATCGTGAGTTAGCATGGATGATATACTTAAATGATATGCCAGATGGTGAAGCAGAGACTGAATTTTTATATCAAAAGCGTAGAATTAAACCAGAAACAGGCACGTTATTGATTTGGCCTGCTGGAATGACTCATGTACACCGTGGCAATACTGTTTTTACTAAAGATAAATACATATTGACAGGATGGTATTTTAAACTCCCTTAAAACAATGGCAGAATTTCGTGTAGTACTACAAATTAATGCTCTTTCACGCATTATAACTGTTGATGGAAAGCAACAGGTGATTAGTGAAGCGTATTGGAATAATCATATCAATACATTTCTATATCCATTCTGGACATCAGACAACGATAGATTGATTCAGTTCAATTACTTTGATAATGGATCATATGGTTGTGAGAAGAAGAAGTATACTTATAATCGTACCACTAATACAAAGAAGTGGGTAACATATGATTGGAAAGAACCAACTGAAGCACAAGCAAAAGAGATTGCTGATACAATAAGAGCAAAGTATTTTGAGTATCAGGATGTAGAGCAGGAAGAGGTACAGGAGGAGATGTACCAACAGTATGGTAAGTGGAATAAAATATCATGGGATGGGATTAGAATGGTTCGTAACTTCTTATTAGATGATACGGACTGGACACAAATGGCAGACAATGGTTTATCTGCTGATTTAAAAGCACAGTGGGTTACATATCGTCAGAAGTTAAGAGAATTACCTCAAGATTATAATGGTCAGGAAGCAGAGAACGCTAAGTTCCCACACAATCCTGCCTATTATAGTCAGTGGAAGGACATGGAATTGCTATTACCAGGTAATGAAACAGGTACATCCACAACTGCAAATGGAGAAATATCTATTGGTACTACAACAATAACAGTTACCAGTGCCACTGATTTAGCAGTGGTAGAAAATGATTATTTACAAGTTGAAACTGGTGGTGCTAAAGAATATATCTTTGTTAGTTCAATTAGTGATAATGTATTAACAGTAGTTAGAGGACAATTACAAAGTCTTGCTACTGCACATGCCAATGGAGTAACAATAAAACGTTATGCTAATGGTACAATGCAAAAACCTAATGAAGGTAAGGCATATTTGGGAACAGATGATCAGTTTATGACATTCCCTAGCAAATCTATGAATACATGGCAGAGAAGAATAACTGCTGAAGTTGCTAATATGTACAAACTTAAGAATCCAAATGATGTATTCCCACCTGCTGATATTACATCACAATACGCAAGTCAAGGCGAAGAACTTGATGCAATACTCGCTGCTATAGAAAAGAATAACGTATAAACTTATATAATATCATGCTTATATTAAATAATATAATGAACGTCAGTTTATTGAATGGCGATGAAATTATTTGTAATGTATCAAAACATATTGAAGTGATTGAAGGTTTAGAACAGGAAGTATGTTATAAATTATCATTTCCATTTGTTGTTACTGAAATCAATGATGGACAACAATTAAACTTTCTTCCATGGAAGAAATGGTCTCGTGATACTGAGTACTTAGTATCATATGATATGATATTAAATATATCTGCACCATTTCCTAACATGGAGAAGGAATATCAACAAGCAGCACAAAAGTATGCTACTATGTTGGAGAGTCTTAATTATGTTGCTGCTGATTATGACAGTGCTCCTGCAAATCCAGGTTATAGTCCAATCGCTTAGATATTATGTACGTTGAAATAATGGATGGGTTCTTAGATAAGAACTTTTTAATAAGATTTAATAGTGTTTATGAACAGGGTAGATGGGTTGATGGTGAGGTTAGTGGACCTAAAGATAAAAAGAAGAAGAATAATCTGCAAAATGAGGACTATGATGTAAAGAAAGTCATTAATGGTGAGATCCATAAGATGTTCAGACAATTAGCAGGTTTTTATAATATAAACAAAGCATCTGATGTTTTAATACTTAAATATGAAAAAGGTATGCATTACTTTGATCATGTAGATTATATGCAGATGAATGGTATACGTACAGATTATACATGTGTTTTAAATTTGAATGATGATTATGAAGGTGGAGAACACTATACTAAAAACCATAAAGGTGAAAAGACAATATATAATTTGAAGGCAGGTGATCTGTTAATGTATGACACTAATGCAATACATGGTGTTAATCCAATAACAGAGGGTGAAAGAAGAACTCTTACATTCTGGTGTGAGAGTGCTGTATCAGATATTGGAATGAGAGAAGCATTGGTCAGGTTTAATGTTTGGTATAATAAATTGACTGAAGAAGATCAGATTCATTTAGGAGATAAATTTATTGAACTAGACTGGATTCGTATGCAGATAATGAGAAATCACGTACATTATAGAGATTAATCATGGCATTATTAACTGATATATTATCATTCGATACTATACTTGATAGGGATGAGATGTATGAAGTGGACAGAATTGCTAGTCGTCCACGTTGGCAGTTTGGTGCAATGAGTGACACTAACATGCCACATAAGAAATTCTGGAAGATGGATGTCAAAGGTGTTGCTATGTTTGACACCTATATACCAGAGAAGATGGAACTCTTACTACCGTTTAAGTTCGAGATTCTTGACTATTATATGAACGGACATACTCATGGATTAGATGGTTCTATACATAGAGATGCTAGTGATTATACATTTGTCCTCTATTGTAATCCACAATGGGATCTAACATGGGGAGGCAAAACAATATTTGTTCAAGATGATGGGAAATTTGATGCAGTGTTTCCAAAACCAGCATCTGCTGTATGTTTTCCATCAGATATACTACACTGGGCAGAGGATACAACTAGAGACTATTACGGACTTAGAGTAAGTGCTGCTTATAAATTAAAGAAACTGGAGACAATAGATGGAAATAAAGACCCTTGACTCCGCTGCTAC